GTTCCGGTTGCCTTTGGCACGAGAGCTTCATCTATTGCGACCGAGATGCACCCTAACCCGATGGGTATCGTGGTGAAGGATAAGTCATCTATGGCCGTTAAGAAAGTGGGCTCTTTAGCTCGAGGTTGCCGGTTGGAGATCTGGGGGTATGTTGTCTCTATATTTCCGCTCTTGAAATCCGGTCCTAACTCACGACGAGGAAGAGTTAATAGTTTTAATATTATTAACGACTTGCTCGCGTGGGTTCAACGTCCGCAACTCTTTTCTTCCTTCCAAGTGCTCGTGGCGATCACGCGTTCGTGGGTACTATTTTCGCCCGTCCTTGCGGACGTGCTTAGATATATGGGATCAAAATTCCCTATCCTGTTCGCGCCTCACCATGGAGCATATTGGTTAGGAAAGTTAAGCGTTAAGGAGGAACCTGGAAAACTTCGAGTCTTTGCTATGGTGGATTCTTTAACACAATGGTTACTCTATCCGTTGCACAGAATGATCTTTGACAAGATTCTGAGGTTAATTCCTCAGGACGGTACTTTTGACCAAATTGCCCCTGTGAAGCGCTTAATCACGCTTTTGCAGGGAGGTCGAGATCACCGCGTCTGGTCATTTGATCTGACTGCTGCGACAGATAGGATTCCCGTTATGTTACAAGAGGTATTATTAGGTCTGTTCATGACCCCAGAGTTTGCACGCCACTGGCGGGCGATCCTCTGCGATCGAGATTACAGGGCTCCCGACGAGCTGATAAAGCAAGACGGGTGGAAACGCCATAAAGGCGAATCCGGCGCGTTCGCGCGCAGCCTTCGATACGCAGTTGGTCAACCAATGGGGGCTTACAGCTCTTGGGCCATGTTGGCTCTAACTCATCATATGATGGTACAGTTCGCCGCTTGGAAAGCGGGATGCAGAGGTTGGTTCGAGAGATACGCGGTTCTCGGAGATGATCTGGTAATTGGAGATTATCGGGTCGCTCGCGAGTATTTAGAGCTCTGCCGTGTGATTGGGGTGGAAATCAACCTGTCGAAGTCGATAGTAAGCAACAATCTCTCACTTGAGTTTGCTAAACGCTTTTTCCATAAAGGGACGGAGGTAACTCCTGTTCCTTTACTGGGATTGGCGGTAGGCTGGCTCGGTGTGAGGGATCTAGCGGAAATCGCCTCGCAGATTGCTTCCCGAACAGGGAAAATTCCATCCTTTTACATGATGGGGCGCTTTATAGGTTTGGGTTTGTCGACCTGTACTGGACTAGGCCAAAAGCTGATATTTAGTATGGGCCGGCGAGCTCGATCAATCGTATTGCTTCTCTCTCGTCCAGGTTCTTCACATGGTGTTGCCAATCTCCTGACATGGTATACGATGACCCGCGCAAGCGGATCGACGCTAGACCATCAGGGAGCTTGGCCGACTATTGCGGCTGTCGTAAGACAGCGAATAGAGCACTTTAAGGGCTTAAACCTCCGTCGTCGCCTTTATAAGGCGTTACTAAGTTTCGACTTAGTTCCCGCATTGCGGACGTACTGGGGGAGCGCTTTCGAGCGCATGGCCTTTTTCGGGCTCTCGCAATGGTGGGAAGAGAACGTAATTGTTCCCTTCAAAACACCTATGTTGAAGAAACTTGATGAGATCGATGTGATAATCAAAGACATCAACCGGGTGATAGATAGTAAGGATGAAGCGACTCTTCTTCGTCTTTTACAGACTATGGAAGATCTTGAAGAGCAAGTTGCGTTGGTGCCTACTGCAGTTCGTCTCCAAAGGGAGGAACGGGATATTTCATACCGAAAGGTAGACAAGTATCCTAAGCGGGTTCGATCGTGGACAAAACTCATCCGGAAATTCCGTAGAGCCGACCAGACCGCGAGACATGTTTAAGGCTACTCTAAAGATATCGATAGGTAAGCAACGTATTGCTCATAATCCGCGTGAGCGGTTTAATTCGACTTTGGTCGTGATACGCCTGATCGAAGTGGCCTTTGATCTGTTTTGTGTTTAGGTAGGCTAGCTCACTCAATAACCCTCTCACTAGGGGTGACGACCTTAGAAAAGTCATCATCCTAATGAAAAGATCTGACTCCCTCTACTGCCCATAACCTGCTCCCAGAGGGGAGGGTAAGTATGGAACAAGTATTCGAAAGCAGCTTAAGCTGAACGGGCCCGCTAAACTAGACCAATTGAGGTTTAACGAGAGTGTTTCTCTCGGGGGGGGCGGCCAACCCGGAG